AATTCACGAAGCTGTGACAAAGCCTCAATACTTGTTTTATAACTATTCGCACTATCCCTTAGTTTTGTGAGATCAGAATACGTCGGCTTAATTTGACCGGCTTGTGCAGCTTTGGCACCAGCCTTGGCTTCTTCCAATTTGATTTTGTCAGCAACAGCCTGTCTCTGAGCAATTGCAGCAAGCTCAGATTGCCGCGTACCGTAGGCACCACGGGCCAACTGGGAGATAAACGTATCGCCCGGACCAGTCGGCTGAGCTTCCGGGCGCATGGAGTATTCCAGCAAACGATCAACCGCACGACCAATTGTAGGGTTGTCAAAGATGTTGCTGATCATGTTACCAAACAGACCAAGCTGTTCACGCTGTTGACCAGCTTGCATACCTGCGTTTACCGAAGCTTGCCCAAGATCAGGATACGGCGTTTTCGGCTGCGGTGCAGCAGGAGCTTCAGCGGGTGCGGCAGCGGGTGCGGCAGCTGGAGCCAAAAGCCCAAGCTGATAGCGAGGGTCACGCTGAGATTGCATAAGCTCATTTTGAATTCTTGCGGCGAAATCTTGCTGAGCCATATCAACACTAGGCAAATTGGCCCAAGATGCTTCTGAGGCTTGCTTCTCTCTCTCTGCGCGTTCTAATGCCCGCTGGCGGGCCATTTCTTGCCCAGATGAAAACTTCCTTGGGATGTAAGTCATAATTATCTCCTAACCCAAAAGTCCGCGAATTCTCGGAGCAGACATACTAGTAACCCTAGCCCTAGCCTGTGCCTTGAGAGAATCCATAAGCAGCTTTGTCAAATCACTCGTCCCAAGACCACGCTTAACAATCTCATACGGAGACTTGATTGCTCCATAGCTCGGCTGACCAGTAGGCATAGAAATAGGACCTGGGCCAGTTCCGCCAGGAACACCCGGAGCGGGTTTTTCTAGTTTAAGTTTTTCTGCTGCACGTTGGGACTTGGGCAACGCAGCGTCAGCAGCTTCGGCCTCGTTTTTTCGCATACTCCATCCTTGTAAAGCATCTTCATAGTCCTCAGCAGTTTCGTAATCATCAAATTTTGGTTCTGGATTTTCATCTAAGAACTTAAACATATTTGGTCCAGAGGTGTACTTGTCAATTGTTTCTGTAACAGACGAGTATGCGTCGGAAATTCCACTTCCGATACTTTCCAAAGTAAATCCCATCAGTTGTCTCCCCGCAGCGCATCTTCTTCCAAGACCTTGCCGTAGTTGACCAGCAGGTACCCGTCAGAGCCTTTCGTGACAGCTTCCGGAAGAACTTCAAGAACTTCCTGAGCAATGACGCCCATCGTCGGCTGATCCTTGGCCACTCGTTTGCCTTCCTCGTTCCATTCCCAAGTATAGACATTAAGACCATTAGGCAACTTGCCAACGCGCTTTATGTCTGTCTTGAGGCGAATGTCGGATGCCGATGGCTTCGCAAACATACTTCCAATAGTGCCAGCAGCTTGTGCCATCTGCATAAACGGACTTGGCCCACCGCCAAACGCCTGAGAGCCGTAGCCAGAAGTGGTCTGCTGCATCTGCGTCGAACTGCCAAGACCAGCCAAGCCGCCAAAGAGGTTAGACAGAGTGACAAGCTGCGCCCGCTTGGCTTCCTGCTGCTGCTGAGCCAGTCGAGCAGCATCGCTAAGCTCTGCCTGCTGCTGAGCCTGCTGCTGAGCGCCAACGGCTTCGTAAAGGCTGGCAGGAGTGATAGCAGCAGCCATGACATTCTGAGCATAGCCCGGAATGCTTGAAAGAGCAGAAATACGCTGAGCTTCAGCAGCCTGATAAGCCTGAGACATGGCGGTCTGAGCCGCTTCCTGACGAGCCTGCTGCTGGCGGGTCTCCAGTTCTCCCAGAGCCGTGGAGCCTAGACCATACTGCCCAGCGTCAATAGCCTGCTGCTGAGCCTGTAGCTTGTCTCGCTCGGTCATCTGACGGGCCTGCTGGGCAATGGTGCCAACCTGCGTCTGATAAAGCTGGCTCTGCTCGGCTGGCGTCAGTGCGGTCTGGAGCAGTCCGCCAAACCCAGCCTGAGTAGCAGCGGTCAATCCTGGAGCTACCGACTGAGCAAGGTCCATATACATCTGCTGCGCCTGCTTCTGTGCTTCCGTCGTGGCAGGTACCAAAGAGCCGGTATAAAGCTGCGGCGCTTCAGTAAAGGTCTGCTGAATTGAAGGCAACATTCTTTCAATATACGGAACAACCGGAGCATACGGTTTAATTTCCGAAGAGCCGGTAGTGGCAGACTGATAGGGAGTCTGAACAATTGTTGGAGAAGGAGGACTAAAGATACCGCCCATTTTCAAATCCTTTTGTATGTAGAAACGTAGTTTAGTTTATAACCCATAGGGGCTAGTTCTCTTTCCCACCCCTTACGACCAACAACTTCCACAAACGAAAAACCCAGAGACTTATAAAACTGTTCCACCATTGGAAACATATCTGTAAAAACAAACGTGCCAGCGCACGACTCAGAATAGATACCTGTGGCTGATGGGTAGCTGACTGAACCTATGATGAAGCTACCTACTATTTTGCCTTCTTCGTCTACGGAGACCCAGAAGTCTGTCTGCTTGCCTAAAGCCCGTTTGATTAAATCTTCTGTACGAACAAGCTCGTCGTTTCCCTTTCGCACAGCGGCTTCAAGATAGTCCCAACAGTGTGCCAGTTTTGCCTTGAAGTCTGGATGATCAGGATTGCAGAGTTTATAGCTTAACCCATGAGCCACCGGAGTCGTAAAAGTAAATTCCTTCTCCGGAGCCTGGGTTCCAGCTTGTGCCATCAGCATATCTAATATCACCTTGGCTTGGTTTGTCAGGAGCGGCATAGGTAACGTCTATATGACCATCTCTCAGCAGTTCCAACACAGCCCGGATATTCTCAAATGTTTCGTCAAGATACCGGGGCATAGAATCGGTGTCAGCCGGAGCAATCGTAGGAGTAAACCTAAGAAATTCTCTGGTCATCGGTCACCAGCCACTTCAGTTTCAAAAGTATAGCCAGACAATCTAAACTCGTTGTCTGTAGTACTTTCAAACTTTACTGCAATATACCTTCCCCGTACTCGACAGTCTACTTTATAATCTTGACCTATAGTGAAAGTTACTGGATCAGCGTAAGTAACGCCCTCGTAAGGATCGTTCTCAGCGCCAACGCTGATCTGAATACTACCCGTACCTTCAAACCTGGGGATCAACTTTGTAATCTTCTTGGTCTTGGTAGTCTTTCCAGCGTGTAGTCCAAACCGCTCTAGCCGCTTGGTAAACGAGGTGCCGTTAAAGGTTAGGCCCTTATCTTCCAGATAAAACTTAGTATCATTGGTTCCGCACACCAGCAGAGACTCGACAGCCGGGTTAAACTCAGGACGCGCCCAGTTTACAATGTTGGTATTCCAGGTATCCGACGAAGCTGCCCAAGTGTTTGTCAGGTTAGGATTGACAAGACCTTTGGCAATAAAGTTACAGCTGGGAAGATCACGGACAGCCCAAGTGTTATCAACGTAGTTCCAAACTAGCGCTTTATTAGGAAAGCCATTTGTAGCGCCAGTTTGAGGATAGCAAATCCAGACTTCACTATTGTTTTTATTGTGCGCCAAGAAAGTTTTATAGTAGTAAGTAGAGTCGATTTCGCCAAAGAGAAATACCTTCATCTGGTCAGTGATAACGCTCTTCAAACTATTACCGTTGTGGATTACAAAGTCGTTTGTGGAAAGCATAGCGTGGCGGTTATCGCCAAGGTCCACCACTGCAAACTTAGAAAACAGTCCAGTATCCTTAAACTTTTCCTTTACGCTAAAAGTATACGCACCGCCCACATAGGTCAGAGCGTACACACTATCTTCCTTATAAACGATCAACTCATTCCCAAGCTGCAAAGCGTTAAGAATGTGACCAGGCGTACCGCCCAGAGTAACCTGAGCAGACTCTGAGCTGGTGCTTGCTGTATTCCAAGTGTCAGCACCATTGTCGATAGCACCTTCTGGAATAGCATCACTCCAGCGAATGCTGAAAGGATAATCAGTTCCGCTGTCTGTTAGATTAAGAGCTACCAAATGGTTCTTAAACGGCACAATTGTCTGACAGACCAACGTACCGGGCCACTGAGGAAGGTCAGTAAACAGGGAGCCACCCTGCGTAAAGCTTTGCGGTACGTCGATACCGTTAGTCACTACCAGAACACCGCCCAGCACACCACCGGACCAGCTCTTGGTAGTCCCAGACAAAGTGGTATAAGCGCCAGAGCTTCGCGTCACATCACTGTGCGTCACGCCGTCAATCTTGTACAAGTTTGTCAGCGTTCCGTAAATCCAAAGGTCAGTGCCACCCTTGTCCCAGCTGATAGCCCAATAGGGAGCAGCGGAGGGGGTTCCGAGAACCTGTAGATGACCTAAGCACGATCCAGCACCCCTGCGATTGAACTGGATGTTTTCTCCATCGCTGAAGTACTGAGGCGGCATATCATACGGAGACAGGTCTCTGTTAAGAGTGAACGCAGTCTGTATCCCGCTAATGTCGTATAGTTCTTTAGCCATCGCCGCTGCTCGTATCTTTGGTCCATTCGGTAGCGTTGTATTCTGCCTGAGCTAAGTAAAAATCAGCCTCTGTCAGAATGTTTCCGCCGTCCTCTTGGACAATGCAGAAGTTATCTATACGCCAGTTTGTAGCCATAGGCTAAGCACCCCTGCGAACAAGACCGCCAGGATCGCCCTGCACAGTCATGGACAATACTGTTCCACTGTAGCGAGCAGCATCCTCAGCAGTTTTAACATCCGTAAGGCCACTGCTGTACAGCTGAGCAAAACGCTGAACCTGATCGTTATCGTCTAGGTAAATCGATCCTTCCAAGCAAGAACCATAGAGGTACAGGTTTGGAAACTCCGAGAGAATGTTATTGGTCAGGTTTGAATCAGAAAGCGGAGTAAGCTTCTGATAATAGTTAATGCCCAGCGTATACGTTCCGTCAGGAGTCGGACATACTTTAATGTTCTTACCCAAGTTAGAGTAAGCCTTCGGAGAGCCATTGGTGTAGCTACCATACTCCCTGCTGGCAGACTCAGGAGACATATACGCAAGAGCATAGCTATTTGAAGACGTATCATAGGTTACGTTACGAAGCTCGATAAGATCACTAGGCAAATTATAAAAAGCCTGACCGCTGGTGGTACTGGTCTCTGCCCTAACATAATTAACCCTAGCGCGAATGTCCCGGTTAAGGCGACCTTCGGCCAGAGTGATAAAGTCAGGAATGCGCGAAGTTAGATCATTGCGATTTAGGTAATCCGCAACACTAGCTTTCAGTTCTGTATAATTTGCCAGACCCATTAGAGATTGCTTTCGTGAGTACGGAGCCAGCGCCACTCAGGATCGTTCAGAAGCTGCTTCACCTTGGGCATATGGTCCTTGTTGAAAACATCCACGCCTAGCTCCCGCTTCCATTTCTCAATAACAATAAGCGGAATACTGGCGACCTTTCGCATACCGTTGCGCTCTACACCGCCATAAGGCGAATCACCATTGAGTTCTTTTTTGTTAAGCTCAAGCAACGGCTGTACATCTTGTTCCGACTTGACAATCATGTTGTCTTCGGATCGGTCATACTTAAACTTGGTCTTAATAGGACTGTCCATGATAACCTCTTAAATGGGGAGAGAGCCAAAGCCCTCTCCCCGTAGTTTAAGACTACGACAAGTCGTAGACAGCGCCGAGGGCCTTCTCGTTCTTGACGACAAGGGTGTACTCAGCGATGATCGCCCGCTGCTCGCCGTCAGAGGTCGAAGCAACTTCACGCTGGAAGAACGGACGCAGGTACGCAACGCCGTAGTAATCCGGGTCCAGCAGCCAGACATCACGCGAACGCTGGAAGCGGTTCGGCACAACGGCCATCTCACCGAAGTCGGAGACATAGACATCCATGCCACCGATGATCCGCTGATCAGCCGCTTCGATGCGGTTCGAAGCACCGCCCGTAGCACCAACGCCGACAAACGTCGAGAAGGTCTGCTTCTGAGACGGAGCCATCATCAGATACTTGATGTCAGCGCCGTTGTTGTAGGCAGTCAGGATCGAAGACTTCAGGAGGGTTTCCGTGAAGGTACGCTGAGTGCCATCCGTACGAGCCGTACCGTTGCCAGGGGTGCTGGCATCGCCAGCTTCGCTGACGTTGGTATCAACCCACGCGGGGAGAGAACCAAGCTTGCGGACAGTGTTGTCAGCAGACATGGCGGTCTTCGACTGGTTGACACCAACCAGCGAGGTTTCCATATCGCGCTTCAGTTCCTTGGCGCGCTTGGTCATCTGATAAGCCAGCTCTTCACGACGACCAGCCTTAGAGACCGCGTCGAGAGTACCGGAGACCAGGGTGGTCTTCAGGCTGATCTGGCAGATGTTGCCAAGACGGGTGGTAGCAGCCGGTTCAGCAGCCGTGAGCGTAGCACCTTCTTCGTTGTAGTTGGTGCCAGACGCGGCAGCAAGAGCGTCCGTCTGCCATTCGTGGTTGACCGCAATCGCATCCATGCGACCGCCCATCGACATGAACGGGGTTTCGGTCGGGCTAATGTCATAGATGACATTTTCCAAGTCCTCGCGCAGACCAGCTGCGGAGTAAGTAACGTATACACCAGTAGGCTGTGCCATGTTGTACTCCTATCGTTTAGATTTAGGGTTGTCTAACAAATCCAGAAAAACGCTTGTGGCATCCCTGACATTACCAGTTTTAGCCAGCCTCTCTCGTTTAGACTGCATTTCCCTACGGCTTTTCTGATTTTTGCTTTCGGGGGTTCCAGACTTCACAACCCTGGGAATCGGCTTTGCTTTCTTAACGGAGCTTTTCGCAGCATTGTCGTTCATCATAGCTTTGTACAAAACCAAGACAACGCGGTGATCGGTGATTCCGTTAATGTCATTATCCGAAAAACCAAGGCTTAGGGCATAGTTCCTAAGATCGTTTTTGAGACTGGATGAAGGATCGGCGTATTCCGGGAGAGCCTTTGTCAGCGCCTTTGCTTCTTCCTGAACCTTGCGAGTAACTACTTCCTGAAACTCACGACGGTTCTGGTCGTACATACGCTGCTGTTCGGCCTGTATCTGTGCCTGTTTTTCACGGGCATCTTGATATTCCAGACGCTTCTCCATATACTCCATCGGATCGTTCTCTTTAAGAGAAACCCAATCGATTTCGTTATACTTCTGAATCTCCAGATTCTGGTACTGCTCCATATTGTCCAGAACCTGAGAATACTGTTCACGCTCCTGCTGGACAGCCTGTAGATTGGCTTCGTAAGCCTTACGCTGTTCGGCAATCGCCTGAGACTTTCTGGTATAGTCAGACTGCCTCTGGTATCCGTTTCGGAGTTCGTCTAGGCTAACCTCAAATTCTTGACCGTCTACTTTTACAGTGTAAGTCTGTGGGAGGTCTCCCTGATCGTCCTCTTCTGCTTCTACCTCGTACTCTTCGCCGGGCTCACCTTCATCGGCTTCGGTATATTCGACCTCTTCTTCAAGGGCCTCTTCCTCTACCGCCTCTGGCTCACTGGCTGTAACTTCTGATGCTTGTTCTGGATTAGTGGCATCACTTCCAAACATGACATCAAGCATAGAGAGCTGCTTGGGTTCGACTTCCGTTGCCGGATTGGTCTGGGTGTCGCTCATCTAAATATCCTACCTTTCGTTGTTTTCTATCTGATCGTTGTGGATTAACGCCAACAGGTCTTCTTTAATAGAAATCAAAGCGTCAATCTTGTACCAACAATGTTCTCTGGCTATAGTCGAATCAGAACTTTTCCATTCGACAAATAAAGAATGTTCAAGGTTGTCCAATACTTCTTTGAATACTTCGTTGTTCAAAATAAGCTTGGCTTGAACGGCTTTTTCTTTAGAATTCATATTAGCAGCGGTTGCCCTTCGCGCCCTTCTTCATCGAGGCTTCAGACTTGTTGCCACCTTTGCTGGGAACCGGGCGGTTACCCATAGACTTCTTGGAAGATTTCTTACCGTACATAGTTTGTCCTTTCTGCATTACCACTTTTTACAACTCCAGTACCTAGCGGTAAGTTTACCGGGAGGACTGGTGTCGCACTTGTGTCTCGCTCGAAAACTCTTGCGGCGAGCCGGTTGATCCTTTTTGATGCTCATATTCGGATCACCAAATCGGATAAGTTTTACTTGATCACCTTGCTTGGCAAGCACGGCAAACTTCTTAGACTTACCAGGCGTACGCTTAGGTTTGTTGTAGCCAGAAAACTTTTCGCCACGATAATCAATCATTGCTCAGGTCTTGATCAAAAAGTTCATGGGGATGTACTTGAGAGTATCAGTACCAGTAGCAGCACTGGCAGCACCAGAGGTACCCAAAACAAAGCCAGCACCTACACCAACTGGGAAATAAGTACGGAAGTCAGGAACCTTAAAGTCTGACCCAGAGGTGCCAAAGGTGGTGCCGATAACACCGTAGAGAGTGGCATAGGTAGTGGTGCTATAGGCAGAACCATCGCAGAGCAACCAGTCATTAATACCGCTGATGGTCTGCGTAGTAGGTGTGGAGACCGAAGCCCACATAACAACAGTTCCAGGCTCAAAACCAAGCTTGTTAAACTGCGTAGCCGTGGGGTTTACAGCAGCGTTGCCAATGTTAGGAAACTGGGTCTTCAGAACGCTCTTAATCAACCGAAGATGATCGTCGCCTTCAGAGATGTTATCACTGGCGGTTGGGTAGCTGCTGTTCAGCTGGTTGATATAGGATGCAGATTCTACAGTCATCTTAAACCCGTCTTTCCTTGAGTTTGCAATTAAGTTCTCTTAGCCTAAGTTCTTTAGAATTACTTACAAATTGCTCTATCTTTTCTGCCTGTGATTGGCATAAGCTATGTGATGTATAAGGACCTGAAACAGAATACTCAGTAATACCCATAGTTATATTTATAATTATAACGTATAGATACCACATTATCAATCATCCTTTTTGAACCACTTTCTAACAGTTCGGGTTTCGCATATACGAATGATAAACCAGATGATGCTCAGGATTGCTGCAAGGTTGGGCAACAGCTGTGCCCAGGATAAACCGGCTACCGCTGCTGCTCCAACGTCAACTGCTGTCTTAGGATCGTTCATATTTACGCCCCGGCAAACGGAGGTTTCTTCGGCACAATAGGGGGGTTCCGCTGCGCTTCGATCTCAACGTCGATGGCAGATTTAGCGGCCACAACGTCAAGCTGTTCGCTCACCGCGTCGATGGCCCACTGCTCCGTCAGGTCATCAAAGTTGATAAAGCTGCCAGCTTCAGGATCGCCTAGAGCAGCAGTGCCATATGCGCCAGCGGCATATTGGCCGTCAACGCCATCGAGACGCCAATGAATGGTCTTTACTACGTTTGTAAAACCGTCGTCAGAATTAGCAGTGTCGAACTGGGAAAAGGACCAAGTGTAAGAAGTAGCCATTATTGTCTCCTAGCTGGCTTCTAGTGAGGCTACGCGAGCCTCAAGGGTTTCAATAATTTTCTGTTGCTCTTGGATTGCTTTAACAAGCCTCGCCTCTGTTTTGCTCCATCCGCTAATCTGCAACATTCCGTTCTCCCCTTCAGAAACAACATCTGGATAAACTTCCTGCATATCTTGAGCAATAAAGCCTATTTGATGCCCCTCGCCTTCAGGATAACCAATGAAGTCAAATTCAGAGGGCTTTAATTTGCAGATATTTTCAAGCTGCGGAGAAAGATCAACAATGTTTTCTTTCAGCTTTCTGTCAGACCACGCTGTGAAAGTAGCTGATGATACTCCATTTGCCGTGATGCTTCCGCTTGCAGCAGGTGTACCGGTTAGGGCTGTCTGGAACCTCATGAATACTTGTGCGGTTGTATTAGTCGCCGATCCCTTAAAAAGTTCCAAGCATGGAGAAGAATCAGTTGAACCGCCGTAAATCGTCATTTGTGCGTCGGCGTTTCCTGTTGTAGTTCCAATACGAAAGGTGCCGGTGCTGTTGATAAGCATACGATCTGAACCATTGGTAACAAACCTAAGAGGCAATGCTCCATTAGTTTCAAAACCAAGACCAATACTGCTAGAAGAAGTTATCAATCCACGCACCGTTCCCGCTTCTGCAAAACGTAAAGTCGGATTCGATGACGCGTTCAAACGAGCATTACCAGCTACATCAAGCAAGTATCCGGGCGAACTTGTACCAATACCAACATTCCCACCGCTTGTGACCCGGATACTTTCTGTGTTATTAGTGGCAACACGCCAATCTGTGTTGTTGCGGTTCCAGTTCTGCGTGATCCCCGTTGACGTAATGCCAACGTCGAAACCAGTGGTGTAGCTGGTTGTGGTAAACCGTGAATAAGCGTTACCTGAATCAAATACATGAAGCCTCGTTTCCGGATTCGAGGTACCAATACCCACATTGCCACTGGCGTCTGTAGACACAATCGTGCCTGTCAACTCTGGCAGCGTTAGAGTGTAGTCTGAATTTGTGTTGGGAGCAGCGACGGTAAGTGTGCCGGTGCCGCTTGCATTGCCGGTGAGTGCGACCTTAGACATTATTTCGGCTCCTGCGGCCAGGTGGGATTAGCGGGATCGGCGGTGTTCGCCGGGAGATCACGGAGCGCCTGCCGGTAAGTAGCCCATGCAGTCTTATCAACAGGAGAATCGGCCACCTGCGTCCAGTCAGAAGCCGCCAGCTTGGCGTCACGTTCGGCGCGGAGGTTGCCCATGTAGTCAATCGGATCAGCCGGGTCAGGCGTGTTGCCAGCGGCGAGCCATTCCTGATAGGCGGCGTAATCCCGGTTGTCTTCTGCCATCGGGATCGAGGCACCGTCACGGGTGCGGATAACAGTGCTGAAGTTTGTAAGTTTATAATCCGCCATTTTTAAAGCTCCGCTTCTGCCCTAATGTAAGTGGTTGCGGGTGCGGCGGCACCGCTCGTGCGTATACCACACCCCTGACCCGTCGTCAGGCCGGAGGCGACATCGAAATAAAGATACGCACCACCATTCCACGAAGATGACACATTAGCAGCCGTTGTCGCTGTTACGGTGGGGCCATGAGCAACGGTAAAGTGATTTGATCCAGAAAACGAAACTGTCGGTGCGGAACGCATATCATCTTGCCAAAGCCAATACGCCGCAGCCCGTGTTGACGATGTTACCCACCCAAGAAGGAGGGGCATCGCAGACGCAACACCCGGATAGAGGGTGCGGCAGTACCGCTGGCACAACGCCAACTCGGTGCCGATGCTGCGCTGTTCAAACGGTGTTGCGTCGGAACCAATTTCAAGCTGAACGTCCTTGATACGCAGAGCGTTACCAACCGTATCCATAGCGTTTGTTTGATTGCCCGATGCGATGTAGCCCCCGGCCAGCCATGAGCCAGTTGAGCCCATGAAACTCCCGCCAGCACCCACAGCCCAAGACACATCCAGTCCGATGCTAGTTCCCGTGGCCCATGTGCCGGTCGTGTCCAGCGGGACGGTTACGGTCGCTGTCTCCTCAGTGTTGGCTACAGACTGTGTGTATTCAGCGAGATAAGAGCGGTTCGCCGCCGCATTACGCAGGGCGACCGTGTAGGTGCCAGCCTTGGTATGCTTATGGGTGAACGAAAGGGTGACAGTTTTTGCTGAGGCCGTGCCCAAAAGAAAATCAGAAATGTTGTTGGCTTCGATGTACTGCTGCACCCCGTAGTAATCGCCCGATGCAAGCGGGCTAGCATCTGACACGCCAACATAGGCCTCAACATACCCGCCGTTCACGTATAGGGTAAAGGAACCGGAACCGACGCCAAAAGTTTTCCAGCGGTCCGGGCCATAAGCGCCCAACCCGCCAACCGGGCCGCGCTGGTCAATCACGCCGTTGCCGTTAATGATCCTATTACGGAACCCAGCAAGTTGACCGCCGTTGATGGAAGAGGTGTTCAGCGTCGTGGTTGCGTTGACAGTTGCTACGTTAAGTGTAGACATTTAAACCACCGTCCAAGTTGAGCCTGAAGGCACGGTTACAGTGACGCCAGAAGAAACCGTAATAGGTCCGGCGCTGAGAGCGTTGTTGCCAGTTGTGATCGTGTAGTCCGAGGAGATCGTAGCGTTGTTTTCCCAGAGGCCTTTGCTGGTCGTGTTGCCGCCGCCTAAAGCGCCCCACGCGGAACCGTTGTAGCCTTCAAAGGCGCTATCGTCGGTGTTGTATCGAACAGCGCCGCTGGTCGGAGAGCCGCGCTGCGCCGTGGTGCCGACAGGAAGATCAAGCCAGCCGGTGCTGCTGTTGGACTGATCCGAAATGTTCGTGACCGTTACGCCAAGATTAGTGCGAGCCGTTGCAGCGTCGGACGCTCCGGTGCCACCATCGGCAACCGCAAGGTCGGTGATCCCGGTGATGGTTCCGCCTGTGATGCTGACGTTGCTGGCCGACTGAGTGCTGATCGAGCCAAGCCCAAGATTGGTGCGGGCAGTGGCGGCGTCAGACGCTCCTGTGCCGCCGTCTGCAACCGCTAGGTCCGTGATGCCAGTGATAGAACCGCCCGTGATGCTAACACTAGAAGCACTCTGAGTGCTGATGCTACCAAGACCAAGGTTAGTGCGGGCAGTAGGAGCATCAGATGCGCCAGTGCCACCGTCAGCAACAGCAAGGTCTGTGATACCAGTGATGCTGCCGCCGGTAATGTTGACATTGTTGGCGTCCTGAGTGGCAATCGTGCCGAGGCCAAGATTGGTCCTGGCAGTTGCCGCATCGGTAGCACCAGTGCCACCTTTGTTGATAGCCACCGTACCAAGGCTCATGGTAACGTCGCCAGTGGCAGCGTCTACACTGAGCGGAGAATCGGCAGAAAGCGTTGATACGCCTGAGACAGTGGCGCGGAAAGTAGAAGCTTGAACCTTCTTGGTGGTCGAGTCGCTAACGTCCACCATCACAATCAGGTCGTCATCGGCCATTTGTGCGGCGGTAAATTCCGTAAGTTCAGAAATTTTCTTGTTGGTAGCCATTAGCCTTAACCTTCCAACCAATCAATAAACAAATAAGCTGTCCCAGCGCTTGCTATACACGCTATTTTTTCACCATCACCGGCATCAGGAGAAGAATCAGGTTTTAAGATAAAATGTTCAGCATCGCCGTTATGTATAAAGGAAGACGTACCATCTGTGGTTGCTGTTGGATTAAGGCCAATTTTAACATAGTTCAGAGGAGAACCGCTCGTGCCGTGCGACCGCACCTGAGCTATGCTCGCTCCAAACGGGCAAGTTCCAGACTGGGCGCTGGTCGAGGTTATGTCAACCCGCTCGCTTTTTACAAGCCTATGTCCAAAAGGATGCTGGCGAACCATTTATCAGCCTCCGAGCCAAGTAACGTTCACCGTAGCCGTCCCGATAGAAGCAATCTTGTCACCGTCGCTGCCGCCTACGGAGCTGGCAGGAGTAACTACAAAGTAAGCCGCGTCTGACGGCTCAATCAAAGTACCAGCTGCGGTAGCAGTCGGGTTCTTGTCGATAGCAATGTTCACATTCGCAGAAGTTGCGATGCGAGCCACGGTTGCTCCAAAAGGCGCACTGCCGCTCTGAGCAGAGGTGCCGGTGGAGGTAATGTTTTCGCTGCTGATGATGCGGTAAAAATTATTCTGATAAGCCATTTTGGTTTTCCTATGCCTTTACGTTTTCGCCAGAGGCCATTTCATAGCCAAGTTCTACGCCTCTAAGTTTTAGCTCTTCGCGCTTCAGAGCCATCGAATGCTCGATTTCCAACCGCTCCAGCTCAAGCTTAGCTGCCTTGATCTCTAGTTCCTTGGCCTTGACCTGAGCGTTCATTTGAG